TCACACCAGCCATTTAAAATTCCTTCCCATGCTTATACGGTCTATTTTTATTATACTTCATTTTTTCGATTATTGCACCTGCAACGTCAAGTTTTAGTCCACAAGATAAATCCATTATTCTTATAACTGCGTCTGCAAGTTCTTCTTCAACATTTTTAAAGCTTGGAATTTTTTCAGAGTCAGGATTTCCAGCACGCATTGCTTCAAGTGCTTCAGACAATTCAGAATGAACAAGAGATATTGTTTCGCCAAAATTACGATCACCCTCCCAAAATCCATGTTTTACTGCGTTGTCGTGGATTTCTTCCTCAACACACCTGTAACCGTTTAAAAATTGTATCTCTTCTGTTTTATTTAGCATCTTGCACACTCCCCAATAAACCATATCCAGCAATATCCATAAAAGGATTTTCCCCTCCATAACCCTTGTCATTTGCAATCCTGAAAAGCTTGTCAATAATCCTGATAATTGCAAGGGCGTCTTGATATTGTTCAGGTTTAATCCCCTCCGGATAAAGTATTTTAATTATTTCACCTGACTTACCAAAACTATCACCGTAAGCAGACTGTTTTTCATCCACCAATCTACCTATTTCTTGTCCTTTTTTTTCATAATTCATGTTTTCATCCTTTTTATTCTTTTTCATTCCGGCACGCACCATATTTTTTCAATTTTTAAGTCTTCGGTTAAAAAATAATCGGGGTTCTTTTTAAGAATCTCAGACTCTTTATCTTTTTGACCTTCAAAATAACCATAAAAAAACCCTGCTAAAACTCCAAGCAATACTATAAAAACCATCATCTATTGCCTTTCTTGGGTGAAAATAATTTGTTCAAACTTTTCCAAAAACTCGCTTTTTTCTCTTGCAAAAGACGGTAAGGCTGGCATTGCTTTCCCACGTTTTCCATACAACACCATAACCTGACCACAGTTTTTATTACTGTCGTTTATTATTTCTCCAAAGGCAATATAAAGATCACCTGTTTTTTTGTGGACATAATAACCATTAATCATCATTTATCCTCATGAATTAAAGTATGTTTTTCGCCTGCTTTAAGTTTTTTGTAGCCTTTACAGGCAGTGTCTTTACACCGGACTTTCATGTGTCCGTTTGAAGTCCTGCCTGAAGACCGAATATTACAGTAAGAAAAAACCTTGTTGCCGTTGATTTTAACACGAACCCTGTTTGAGCATGATCTGCATGTTGGTTTGTCTTGTTCTTTTTTTAAACAATCCTGTAGTTGCTCAGACGCAAATTCTGTCAAGGCTTCAAAGTTTTTCATATTTCTAGCTCCTTCTTAATTTTTCGTATAGCCTCAAGTAAATTAGAAAGGCACTCTTGAGGATATGGATTATTAAAAGTTATTCTTATAAGCCTATAATATTCAGATTCAGAAACAGGTTTTATTCTATTTGGATCTGAAAATCCAGGCCCCATAGCTGACCAATTTTGTTTGTGTCTATTCATTTATAAACCCCTTGATTTCCTCGTTTTCACACAACAAATCTTTCATCAGGCACGCAATATGCCTGATTTCAAAGTGTGCGTTTTTGCTTGTGCGGAGTTTTAAAAAGTTTAGCATTGACCTGGCGTTTATTGTCCAAACAAAGCTTGTCCTGAAACATTCTGGAAGCTCATATTTTGCTTCATCCGCTCCATATTCTTTCATTAATGAACAGAACAACTTTATTTGATTCAATCGACCTTCAAGCCTCATAAGATAGTCATAATCTTTTTTTTTAGCGGCTTTATTTTTCAACATGCTGTCTGTGAATACGGTGTATTTATATAAAAAATTTTCAAGCTCCCTTGTTTTTGAAGTATCAACTGTTTTTAATTCTTCTGGAAGTTTTTTAAAAGCGTATCTTGTACTGCAAACCGTCGGACTTGCCATGCGATGTCTCATGTGTTCTTGCAATTCCAAACGACTTGAACCGTCAATTTCAAACTGGAAAATGATATGCTCAAGAACTGAATTACCAGACCAAACACCTTTGCCATTTCTTCTTACATATATAATATTATATTTTGGAACAGAAACACAATAGACAACACCTGAATAGTCGACCCAATTAGATTCTCCTAAAAAGTTAGTTTTTTTAGCTTTCCTATTAACTTCAGCACGTAGATGTTTTTTAAAAACAGTTAATTTTCGACATTCTTTAAATTTATCTCCTCTATTAGTATTATAAATATAAGGCTGCTTTTCTATGATTAAACCTATATGCAAGCCTAATATTTGAATTTGGTCTAATAATTTTTTACTTGTTGAAGAAAAGCAAGTATGATTATTAAAAGTGTTTCCATCTGAATTTAAAAGGCCATCGAGAAGACATTCTAGCGATTCCTTTTTACAGCTTGATATTTTTATAGGTATTTGTTTTTCATTATTATTATCATATATGTTTAGTAAAATTTTTTGATGTTTTGAGTCCAACTGACCAATATCAATCTTTATATTATTACCAGATTTTTTTTCATAAGATAATTTAAGGTCTTTTAAAAACTGTTCTATATATTCTATTTTACGAGTTTTCTTTACATGAAAATATAGTATTTTTTTGTTTTTACCTTTACGAATAAAACCATCACCTATAGCAAATCCAACCATACGCATAAAACTTTTTTCAAAACGTTCACCCTCTACCCATTTTGAAGCTGTTTTCTTCATGCAATAGTTAGTTTCATTTAAATCCTCAGCACTCTCTAGTTTGAAATCGTTTAACTTTCTACCTTTAATAGTTGTTAACCTATTAGCGTAAATTTTATGGTTGGGTGTGACCAGTAAATCTAAATTTTGCCCCTTAACTGAATACATTTTCCCAGAATAATCTTCGCTAATTATTTTATTCGGTCTTTGGTATTCAATACTATCGTCTACAGGATTTAAGGTACAAATATTATCACTATACAAAAGGTCTTTAAAAAGCTTCCACCCATTATCTGTCAAAACTTCTGTTTTGACATCATAACATTCATGTTTCATAATCTTTGCAACTTTGTGCAACAATTTTTTACCATCAGCATTTTCATTTTTGTAAGGCTTTTTAACAGCCCTATGAGCTGCCTCAAGACCATGTACCCCTAATAATTCTACTTTTATTTTATCCATTTTATCACCCATAAAAAAAGCCGTTAAAGAGGTGACTCAGGCGTTTAACCTCTCCTTAACGGCTTATCAGCTAATTACCCCGGAGTCACTCGGATTGTTCCTTTAAATATATTTCATTCAAAAAAAAAAGTCAAACATTTTTAGTCAATTCTTTTTGTATATTTGAAAGAAAAAGCTCCGGTTCAATTCCGATGTTGTCGCATATCCAAAGAAAAGAACCTACTCCCATATTTTTCTTATTCAAAAACCAGTTTTTAGTTTGCCTGAAAATTAACTTATTACCCTTTTTTAAATCAAAAATTGCAGCCTCTAAAACGGCAGTCCACAACCTTTTTTCCTGATAATTTTCCATTATTTCTTACCTTTTCCAGAATATTTAAAAATAAGTTTCTTGATGCCAAACATTACCTCTGTATATCTTTTTAGCTTTTCGTCCTTTTCAACCAAGGCATTTTCAGCCGAAAGAAGATGCTGCTTGTATCTTTTGCTTTCACTTTCCAAAACAGATTTAGCTTTTCTAAGCTCCACAATTTCATGAAAAAGCTGTTTATTCCTAGCTTGCCAGTCTTGCATATCCTTAATCAAAAAATCATTTTTTTCAATTAATTCTTGCACTTGCCCCTCTAAAAATTGAACCTGTTTTTTTATATCGTATAATTTTTTTACTCGAATTACCCTAAGCATAATTACTCCTTTTTTATTTTTATGTGTTATTTCAATTATTTAACTTAATAAAATTTAGTCTTACTAAAAAAAGCTGAATACTCCGGCTTAAATACTAAATCGATTATTCCCTGTCCGCCGTCTCGATTTTTCCCTAAAATTATTTCAGCCGATTCAGGATTTGAGCTCTGATTATAAATAAAATCTCTGTATAAAAAACAAATTGAATCCGCATCCTGTTCTAACTGACCGGAACCTTTCAAGTCAGACATTATCGGCTTTTTACCTCCGTTTTCATAAGCCCTTTTTTCCAGGTCTCTGTTCAGCTGTGCCAAAGGAAAAAATATCGTATTTGTTTCTTTAGCGATGGACTGAATAGATTTAGAAATTTCAGCAATTCTTTCAACCGGGTCTTTATACCTGTCAGTCTGCATATTCTGAATATAGTCTATGAAGAAAACTTTTGAACCATATTTCTTTTTATAAAATCTTGTTTTTGTTTTTAATGTTTCTGGTGTTAGCTTAGAATTTGAATCTATAATAATATTTCTGTCATAAAGTTTTGCACAAGCATTATGCAACATGGAAATATCATCACTTTTAAAATCAAAAGTTTTAAATTTCTTGCTGTTAAACTTTGATAAATTTGCTAAAACCTTATGGATAAATCTTGTTTTTGTCATTTCAAGGCTGAATATACAACATGGATTACCCGTACTGGACAGATTAAGTGCAAGCTGAGTCATAAAACTTGTTTTTCCCATTCCAGGTCTTCCGGCTATAATATGAAAAGTCCCCGGTGATAACCCTCCAATTAAGCTATCATACCCGCTTATCCCAGAATAAACAATTTCGTCTTCATATTCCCCCCGCTCCCTCTTTGCAATAATATCACAAATTTTATCAACCTCAGTCTCTGCAATATCTATTGCTTTTTGGGAATCATCCTCAGAAAAAGTATTAGCACTCAAAATATTAGATTGAATTTCATTAATAACTGTTTCAATTTTTTGGGAAAAATCAAAAACGTTAGCATGTGATTTATAAAGAGCTGTTAAAAGCTGTCTTCGGATAGACAATTCTTTTAATTTCTGAATACTCTGTTTAACATCTGTTGCAATAACGCCAAATAGCCCCGAGATTAAACTATCTATGTATCCCCTAGGGTTACCTATTAATTCTTTTTTTTCTAGCTCTGTAATAGCTGTTTCAGTATCCACATTGCCATTTGTTTTTATAATCTGCCGCTTGATTATTTTGAAAATGTCAATATTGTTTTGAAAATAAAAATCTTCTGGGTTTATGTCCTGTGCATTTTCGAACTTTTCAGCATTGTTATCAGACATAAAAAAATCAATTAAAATACCTGCTTCAAGCTGTTTTGAATAAAGTTTTTTAAAATCAATATCTTGGTAAATTTGCATAAGGGTCGTGTCCGCCGTTTGGATTGTTAGAATTTTTAGGTTTGTTATTCTCCCGCTCTAGCCATGAAAATATAAATCGCCTGATTCCTTTACTGGTTTTTTGTCTGCCAGGGTTTGCCTTACTCCAAGCATTCATTTTTTTTAATTCCGAAAAAATATCTATTTCCGGAAAAGCTTCTTTCCAAGAATCTATATCTTCTTTGTACAAGCTTTCATATTCTGGAAAATCTTTTTTTGATTTGATAAGCATTTCAAAAACTGCTTCCGGCCTTGAACCATTTTTGGGTTCAGGGCAATATATATTTTCATTATTTCCATTCTTTTTATTCTTATCATTCTTGTTAGATGGTCTCGCTTTGGT